ACGGAGGGAAAGGTGCGGGGGCTTCGGCCCTCGCCCATATCGGGAGAGGCCCATGGGTGTGATCGACTATTTCCGGCGTGAGGCACAGGCGCCCGAGGTGAAGGCGAGCGCGACGGGCAAGGTCGTTGCCTGGCATTCCTCGGGCCGCGTGGCCTGGAGCCCGCGGGACGTCGCCACGCTGACGCGGACGGGGTTCGCGGGCAACCCGGTGGGCTTCCGCGCGGTGAAGATGATCGCCGAGGCCGCGGCCGCCCTGCCGCTGGTGCTGCAGGACGGGGCGCGGCGGTTCGAGACGCACCCGGTGCTGGACCTGGTGCGCGCGCCGAACCCGGTGCAGGGGCGGGCCGAGCTGTTCGAGGCGTTCTACGGTCAGCTCCTGCTGACGGGGAACGGGTATCTCGAGGCGGTCGCGGGCGAGGACGGCGCACCGGTGGAGCTGCATGTGCTGCGCTCGGACCGGATGAGCCTCGTGCCGGGGGCGGATGGCTGGCCGGTGGCCTATGAGTACAGCGTCGGCGGGCGGAAGCATCGCTTCGACGTGAGCGGGGGGCGGCCGCCGGTCTGTCACGTGAAGGCGTTCCACCCGCAGGACGATCATTACGGGCTGAGCCCGTTGCAGGCGGCGGCGCAGGCGGTGGACGTGCACAATTCCGCGTCGCGCTGGTCGAAGGCGCTGCTGGACAATGCGGCGCGGCCCTCTGGCGCCATCGTCTATCGCGGCGCGGAGGGCCAGGGGGTGATGTCCCCGGACCAGTACGACCGGCTGGTGGCGGAGATGGAGAGCCATCACCAGGGCGCGCGGAACGCCGGGCGGCCGATGCTGCTGGAGGGCGGGCTCGACTGGAAGCCGATGGGGTTCTCTCCCTCCGACATGGAGTTCCAGAAGACCAAGGAGGCGGCAGCGCGGGAGATCGCGCTGGCCTTCGGGGTGCCGCCGATGCTCATGGGGATCCCCGGGGAGGCGACCTACGCGAATTACCAGGAGGCGCATCGGGCATTCTATCGCCTGACGGTGCTGCCCTTGGCCGCACGGGTGACGGCGCGGGTGGCGGAGTGGATGTCCGGGTTCGTGGGCGAGGCGCTGGAGCTGAAGCCCGACCTCGACCAGGTTCCCGCGTTGGCGGCGGAGCGGGATGCGCAGTGGAGCCGGGTCTCGGCCGCGGATTTCCTGACGAAGCGCGAGAAGCGGGTCATGCTGGGGCTGCCGGTGGATGAGGCGGATGGGTGAGGCGCGCGCCATAAGCGACTGGGAGGGCGTGCCTTTCGAATGTGCGCCGGGGCTGAGGCTCCAGGCCCATGAACGGCTGAGCGAGGTCCGGCTGGAGGCGCTGACGCGTCGGGTCGACAAGCTCGAGGAGATGGTGGAGCGGCTGGAACGGCGGCTCTGGGTGACGGTCTACGGGGTGGTCGGCGTGATCCTCGCGCAGGCCTTCCAGTCGGTGCTGCTGCCGTGAGGGGGATGGAGATGGAACTGGAACGGAAATACGTGGCGCTCGGGTCGGCGCTGACGGTCACGGACGGGCATGTGATCGAGGGCTATGCCTCGCTCTTCGGGGCGGCGGACCAGGGCGGCGACGTGGTGCAGGCGGGGGCCTATGCCGGTTCGCTGGCGGCGCTGGCGCGCGAGGGGCGGCGGGTGAAGATGCTCTGGCAGCATGACCCGGCGCAGCCCATCGGGGTCTGGGACGAGATCCGGGAGGACGGGCGCGGGCTGCATGTGAAGGGCCGGGTGCTGGAGAGCGTCGCGAAGGGGCGCGAGGCGGTGGCGCTCCTGCAGGCGGGGGCGATCGACGGGCTGTCGATCGGATACCGGACGAAGCGCGCGGTGAAGGATGACGGGGGCCGGCGGCTCCTGACCGAACTGGAGCTTTGGGAGGTGTCGCTGGTGACCTTCCCGATGCTGCCCAGTGCGCGGGTGGCGGCCAAGGGCGATGACCCGGGCGCCGCGATCTGGCGCGAGCTGGCGGCGGGGCTGAGGGCCCTGCGGCTTGACGAGACGGGCCGCTAGGGTCCGGCAAGACACCCATCGAGGGGACAATCCGATGACTTCAACCGAGAGCGCGTCTCGGACCGGGGAGGCTTTGTCCCCGGAGCAGGGCGCGAAGGCCGCGGTGGCCGAGTTCATCCGGGAGTTCAAGGGCTTCCGGGACGACATTCAGACACGACTTGACCAACAGGAGGGCCGCATGAGCACGCTGGACCGCAAATCCCACCGGGCCACGCGCCCTGTCCTGGCCTCGGCCGCCGAGGCGGAGGCGCCGCACCAGAAGGCCTTCGGCGCCTATGTGCGCTCGGGCGAGGATGACGGCCTCCGCGGGCTGGAGCTCGAGGGCAAGGCGATGAGCACCGCGATGGCGGGCGACGGCGGGTATCTCGTCGATCCCGAGACCTCGGGGCGGATCCAGTCGACGCTGTCGGGCGGTGCCTCGATCCGGCAGATCGCCAATGTGGTCACGGTGGAGGCGACCTCCTACGACGTGCTGATCGACCACACCGACGTGGGCTCGGGCTGGTCGGGCGAGACGAGCGTGTCCGAGACCGGGACGCCGACGATCGACCGCATCTCGATCCCGCTCTACGAGCTTTCCGCCCTGCCGAAGATCAGCCAGCGGCTGCTCGACGACAGCGCCTTCGACATCGAGGGCTGGCTGGCGGGCCGGATCGCCGACAAGTTCCTGCGGGCCGAGGCCTCGGCCTTCGTGACGGGCAACGGGTCCGACAAGCCGACCGGGTTCCTGACGCACTCCAAGGTGGCCGATGGCGCCTGGGCCTGGGACAGCCTCGGCTACATCGTGACCGGGATGGACGGCGGCTTCGCCTCGGACGCGGGCGACGCGGTGATCGACCTCGTCTACGCGCTCGGCGCGCGGTATCGCGCGAACGGCACCTTCGTGATGAACTCGAAGACCGCGGGTGCGCTGCGCAAGCTGAAGGATGCGGACGGGCGCTACATGTGGTCCGATGGCCTCCAGGCCGGGGAGCCGGCGCGTCTGCTCGGCTATCCGGTTCTGATCGCCGAGGACATGCCCGACATCGCGACGAACAGCTACTCGGTGGCCTTCGGCGATTTCAACGCGGGCTACACCATCGCCGAGCGTCCGGACCTGCGCGTGCTGCGCGATCCGTTCAGCGCCAAGCCGCATGTCCTGTTCTACGCGACCAAGCGCGTCGGCGGCGACGTGAGCGATTTCGCGGCGATCAAGCTGCTGAAATTCGGCACCGCGTAAGCGGGGTCGATGGGGCGGGCCTGACGGCCCGTCCCGGCGCGTGTCACCGACAGGCGTTGTCCAGCTGCTCCCTCCGTCGAGCAACGCGGGTGGCACGCGCCATCCGTCGGGGAGGGTCATCCGGTGAGAGGTCGAGATGCTGAAAGAAGACACTGACATTCCCCTGGCCTCGCTTCCGGTCGAGGCGTTCAAGAGCCACCTCCGGCTGGGCACCGGCTTCGCCTCGGACGTGGTGCAGGACGAGGTGCTGGAGAGCTTCCTGCGCGCGGCCATGGCGGCCGTCGAGGCGCGGACCGGCAAGGCACTGATCGCGCGGGATTTCACCTGGCGGATCGTGGGCTGGCGGCGGGGGGATGTGCAGGTGCTCCCCCTGGGGCCGGTGAGCGCGGTGAGCGCGGTGCGGCGGGTCTATGGCGACGGGAGCGAGGCGGTCGTGGAGGCCGGGCTCTACCGGCTGGTGCAGGATCTGCACGTGCCGCGGATCGAGAGCGCAGGCGCGATGCTGCCGACGATTCCGACGGGTGGGGCGGTGGAGATCGCCTTTACCGCGGGCTTCGGGGCCTGGGACGCGGTGCCCGCGGACCTCAGGCAGGCGGTGATGCTGCTGGCGGCGCATTACTACGAATTCCGGGGCGAGACCGGGCTGGGCGAGGGGTGCATGCCGTTCGGCGTGTCTTCGCTGCTGGCGCGATACCGGAACCTCCGGTTGGGGATGGGGCAATGATGCCGCGTCTGAACCGGAAGCTGGTGCTGGAGGCGCCCGTCAGGGTCGCAGACGGGGCGGGCGGCTTCGTCGAGACCTGGGTGGCGCTCGGCGAGGTCTGGGCCGAGGTCATCGCCCGGTCGGGCCGGGTGCATGACGGCGGCGGGCTGCCGCTGGCGCAGACGAGCTACAAGGTGACCGTGCGCTCGGCCCCCGTGGGATCGGACGCGCGGCCCCTGCCGCAGCAGCGGTTCCGGGAGGGCGCGCGGGTGTTCCGGATCGAGACGGTGGCGGACCGCGACCTCGCGGGGGCCTATCTCACCTGCTTCGTGCGCGAGGAGGCGCTGACATGAGCTACGCGGTATCCTCGGCCTTGCAGAAGGCGGTTTTCACGACGCTCACGGGGGATGCGGCGCTGGCCGCGCTCGTGGGCACGGCGATCTTCGACGCGCCGCCCTCGGGGACGGTGCCGACCACCTACGTGACGCTCGGTCCGGAGGAGGTGCGGGACCTCTCGGACAAGTCGGGACATGGGGCACGGCACGATTTCTCGGTTTCGGTGGTGACCGATGCGGACGGGTTCCAGGCGGCGAAGGACGTGGCGGGCGCCGTGTCGGACGCGCTGATGGCGGGCCTCCCGGCGCTGGAGCGCGGGCGGGTGATCACGCTGAATTTCCTCAAGGCACGCGCCCGGCGCGAGGAGGCGGGACAGATCCGGCGGATCGACCTGACCTTCCGCGCGCGGGTGCATGACGACTGATAGCTAGGAGCAGGCAGATGGCGGCACAGAACGGCAAGGATCTGTTGATCAAGGTGGACATGAACGATGCCGGGTCCT